ATGGCTAAAGACCTTAAGTTTTCTGAAGATGCAAGACAAGCTATGTTACGTGGTGTCGATAAATTAGCTAACGCCGTTAAAGTTACAATCGGACCTAAAGGACGTAACGTTGTATTAGATAAAGAATATGTAGCACCATTAATTACAAATGATGGTGTCACAATTGCTAAAGAGATTGAATTAGAAGATCCCTATGAAAATATGGGAGCTAAATTAGTTCAAGAAGTTGCTAATAAAACAAACGAAATTGCTGGTGATGGTACAACAACTGCAACTGTATTAGCACAAGCAATGATTCAAGAAGGATTGAAGAACGTAACAAGTGGTGCTAACCCAGTAGGATTACGTGAGGGTATTGATAAAGCAGTAAGAGTAGCTGTACAAGCTCTACACGATATTTCTCAAAAAGTTGAAAATAAAAATGAAATCGCACAAGTAGGTGCAATTTCTGCAGCAGATGAAGAAATTGGTAAATACATTTCTGAAGCAATGGATAAAGTTGGTAATGATGGTGTTATTACCATTGAAGAATCAAATGGACTAGATACAGAATTAGAAGTTGTTGAAGGTATGCAATTTGATAGAGGGTATCAATCACCATACATGGTTACAGATTCAGATAAAATGATTGCTGAGTTAGAAAGACCATATATTTTAGTAACAGATAAAAAAATCTCTTCATTCCAAGATATCTTACCTTTATTAGAACAAGTTGTTCAATCTAGTCGTCCAATCTTAATTGTAGCAGACGAAGTTGAAGGAGACGCTTTAACAAATATCGTATTAAACCGTATGCGTGGAACATTTACTGCAGTTGCAGTAAAAGCACCTGGATTCGGTGATAGACGTAAAGCAATGTTAGAAGACTTAGCTATTTTAACTGGAGCTACAGTTATTACAGATGATTTAGGTTTAGAATTAAAAGATGCTTCAATTGATATGTTAGGTAGTGCTAATAAAGTTGAAGTAACAAAAGATAATACTACAGTTGTCGATGGTGATGGAGATGACAATAGTATTGATGCACGTGTGAGTCAAATTAAAGCTCAAATTGAAGAAACTGATTCTGATTTTGACAGAGAGAAATTACAAGAACGTTTAGCTAAATTAGCTGGTGGCGTTGCAGTCATTAAAGTAGGTGCTGCATCTGAAACTGAATTGAAAGAACGTAAATTACGTATTGAAGATGCCTTAAACTCTACACGTGCTGCAGTTGAAGAAGGTATAGTTGCTGGCGGTGGTACTGCATTAGTAAATATTTATAATAAAGTAGATGAAATCGAAGCTGAAGGTGACGTTGCAACAGGTGTTAACATCGTACTAAAAGCTTTATCTGCTCCTGTACGTCAAATCGCTGAAAATGCTGGGCTAGAAGGTTCAGTTATTGTTGAAAGATTAAAACATGCAGATGCAGGTGTTGGATTTAACGCTGCGACAAATGAATGGGTAAACATGCTTGAAGAAGGTATTGTAGACCCAACTAAAGTTACACGTTCAGCTTTACAACATGCGGCAAGTGTTGCTGCGATGTTCTTAACTACAGAAGCAGTAGTTGCAACTATCCCTGAACCAGATAATAATGATAATCCAGGTATGGGTGGCATGCCAGGCATGATGTAAAAATGCCTATAAACGTTGATTCAAAGGCGTTTAACAATTTATCGTGACATAATAATGACATAAAAATCCAGAAAATAAAAAATGCCGTTTGATTCAGCTGAACTAAACGGACATTTAAAATAACTCTTTTGAGACGTTTTCCATGAGTTGACTAAACTTGTGGGAAGCGTCTTTTTTATATGAGTTGGTAATTTTAGCGTAGATGTTCATTGTGGTATTTATATCTTTGTGGCGTAGTCTTTCTTGTATTTCCTTGATATGTACGCCAGCCTCTATAAGTAGGGCGCAATGTGTATGACGGAATGAGTGCGTGCTTATTTGTTTATTGGTTATGTCAGTCTTTTTAAGTATAGCTTTTATCCATAATTGCAGCTTTTTAATCACAAGTGGATAACCATTCACATCAGTAAATACGAAATTATTATCTACATAGAACTCATTTTTCCATGTATCCTGGACGTTTACCTTATAATCTTTGAGTAATTGAATCACGTGGGGATCTACTGATATTTTACCGATTGAGCTTTCAGTTTTAGGTGTAAGTATCTGATAATGCTTTTTATTATTATTTGGATTGTAATAAGTCTTAGTAATGCTAATCGTGTTATTCTCAAAGTCTATATCAGACCATTTTAATGCTAACAATTCGCCTGCACGCATGCCCGTATATGCTAGTGTGGTAAATACTTCAAAGCTATTAAGTGGTGAATGATGATTTTTAGCAACCTCCAGGAATTGAAATAACTCGTCTTTTTCAAGAAATTTTTTATTTATCTCACTATCCTCTAACTCTTCCACGCTTACTTTCTTTTTAGGTCGTTTAATACCCTCACTAGGTAGTACCCTAATCAATTTCATATCATAAGCATATTTAAATATCATATTAGTAGATGCCACAATACTATCAACATAATTCTTACTATACTGTGTGCTCATATCGTCCACAAAGCGCTGGTAATCATGTTTCTTGATAGTTTGTATTGGTTTAGTATTAAAGTACTCTATGGCGTGCTGTATGGCTTTCTCACGTGCTCTTACACTACTTACTTTTACATCGTTAGCATATTGTTTAAGCCAATCATCAGCTACCTGTTTGAAGGTGCTGGAGGACGGGGGAATATATTCACCATTTCTTAATTGACGCTCTATCATTTCAGCTTGATGTTTAGCGTCTGATTTACGTTTAAAGCCAGTCTTAGAGATATATTCATATTTTCCAGTTTTTGTATTTTTACCAAGTGAAATACGGTAACGCCAATTGTTTTTAGCGATTTGGTCATAACTTGCCATAGGAACACCTACTTATTCATTTTAAAGTTATTTACCTTATTATTTTTATCGTATTTTGTTTCAAAAATACTTTCAATTATTGTTTTTATCATCTTTTTATCATCTTCATTTAATTTGCTATAAGTTATTTCATCGATACTATCAGTATGAATTTTATTTTTGTCAGTAAAAAATTCATTTCCATAAAATACATGGTAATCATTTTGTGACAATAACCATTCTAAATCAAAATATGGTTTATCTAATTCTTCAATTTTCTCATTATGATTAACAGGATAAGCAATGCAGTTATTATCTAAACTATCTAATTTTATACCAATTGAATTTTCATGTTTATTAATATTTTCGAGAAACTCCTCAACGTATTCTCCATATTCTTTTTTCAAAAGTGAATAATCAAGTTTTTTCTGATTTGCAAAAATTTCAAGTATTTCATTTGCAGGTAATGGGGGATCTAGTTTTTGAAATTCATTTAAATAACAAAGATTTTGAAATAATTTATTTTTTGAAGGTATCCTTTCATTCTTTTCTATTTGATTTAAATAACTCTTTGATAAACCAATGGTATGAGAAAATTCCTCAAGTGTCATTTTTAGCTCTTTTCTTAATTCTTTATAGTAATCTCCAACTTTTCTTTTCATGTTTTCACCTCAATTCAATAATAGCATTTTGCGTATCTGCAAAACAATATTTTTTTGCAGATTTTTAAAAACCTATTGCAATATAATAAGAAAAGTGTTTATAATTATTGTGTAAATAATATTTACGCAAATACGCAAATATTAAATATATGCAAAGGGAGGATTTAAGATGTCTATATTGATTGATAATTCATCATTTAAAAAGGCGATGTTTTTAAAGGGATATAATTTATCAGATTTATCTAAAGAATTAGGGATTGGAATATCTTATTTAAGTTCTATTGCAAATGGTAAGAAGATTCCTAGTCCGAAACTAGCAAAGAATATTGCTAATGCTTTAGATGTTGAAATTAAAGATTTATTTTACTTTGAAGAACAGGAGGCATAACCAATGATTAAACAAATTTTCAATGATAAAGAAATTCGGTTTATTGAAAAAGACGATGAGTATTGGGCAGTAGCAAGTGATGTGGCAAAGGTATTGGGTTTTAGAGATGCATTCAATGCTACAAAATATTTACCAGAACATGTGAGAGGTACTCTCAAAGGTAGTACCACATCAGATAAAAAGAAATCAAGAAAATTCCAAAATTACACAGTTATTAACGAAAAAGGTATTTACCGACTTGTGATGCGTTCGAACAAACCTGAAGCTGTAGATTTCCAAGATTGGATTTGTGACGTGCTGGTTGAATTACGCCAATCAACAGGGCTTAAAGGATACGAAGCCTTTCGCATGCTAGACAAAGAAAAACAAAAAGAAGCTATGGATAATTTGAAAAATGGTATTGAAGTTATTTCTAAAAAAGACTATTGCAAAGCTCAAGCAATTAGTAATAAAGCAGTTTCAAATGTGTTCGGTTTTCCTAAGATGATTAAAAAGCAAGATATGACACAGGAAATGCTGGAGTTAAGACAACAGGTATTAAATGACACAGTAGAGTTTATGGTGTTTGTTGATAAATATAATCTTCCTTTATCTGTGAAAAAGCACATTTACGACAAATACAATGACAAGCAACAAATGGCATAAGGAGGCTTAAACAATGTTCAACATTAATATTGATGAAGATGAAGCACGTGAGTTATTAGAACAGGCGATTAATCAACGTGTAGATGAATTAGCAAGAGAAAAGTTCTTTATGACATATAAAGAGTTAGCTGAATACCTAAATTTAAGTAAACCAACGATTGAGGAGCTACTTATTAATAACGGTATGAAATATTACATGGTAGGAAGCACATACCGATTTAAAAAATCTGATGTAGATGAATTTATGGAGAAAATCACATCACACATGGATATACACAATAATGATTTAAAACAGATTAATGTTAAGAAATTACTTAGCACAAAGTAGGAGGGATAAGAATGCAGCAACAAGTAGTAATTACAAAAAGTGTAGTAGGTTGGTTCAATGTGAAAGATGTTGAAGGGAAACTTCTTTTAAATATTGCGCCTGATGTATTTAAGAAACATTTTTCTGAAGTAAGTCCTGATATTTCTATTGCATGTATGGAATTGGAATTAAATCGAATTGTAGAACTAAAAGAAAAGAAAAAAGAAGAAAGCGAGCGTGTAGGAAATGGAAATTAAACAAAAATATCAATTATCAAAAGTAGTAAAAGTATTAGAGAAAGTATTATATGAAAAAGATAAAGACGTATTTTTATCAGCGAAAGATAGATTTCATTCTATTACAGATTATCGCTATGACGATACAGCATTTTACGAACATATTTTAAAACTAATTCATAAAGAGTTATTTAATATTCTTGTTGAATTAGATTTTGAAGATGAGGCGTTTTATATTCTTGACGAAGTAACAATGACATTAAGCGATGTTATGAATGAAGACAAAGAAATTTACTACTATACCGTAACAGATAGCACAGGTGAACATGAACACACGACAGATCGTGAAGGGCATGTAATTGGTATTTTAGAATGGGCGTTGGATTATATTGTTGGAAATATTGAAGTGGAGTGATTCAATGGCTGCTAAATTAGATGTGAATAAACAAAATATCATGCATGCTATCAACTGGATTATTAAAAATGAAGAAGAAATTATATTTGAAAGTCAAAGTCAGTTAAGTTTCTTCAGTCGTGAAGATTTGGAGAAAATAGACTACTGCAAGCGTACATTAGAAAGTTTAATTGAAGCTAAAGAAATCTATAATAAACAAAAAATTAGTTAAGGAGTTAAGCAATAATGGATTGGGAATTAAGAAATTTATTTGATGATTTAGAAGTAGTACAAGAAAAAATTAATGATGTCGTAACATCTTTTGTATGGTTTGATGATGAGTATTTCACACATGAACCTAATCATATGTTAACTAAAAAAGAAATATATACGCATGGCTGGAAATATCACGAGCATCGTATCAAAAACACACAAGTTATTGATTTAATGCTTATGTATATGAGAGATTTTGATGACATTATGATGAAAATCCGTGAAATAGAAAAAGCGTCATCTGAGAACTTTGGCGAGGAATCAGATAACGCATAGATAAAAAGTATTTAATAAAATACCCACTAAAATACTAACACATATGAAAGGTTGATTACATGGACGAAGTGAGTTTATATAAAAAGCATTTTGAATTTCATTCAAATTTAGATTATATCAACACGGCAAATTTATCAAGAATTAAGGAGATAAGTAAGCGAATTAATTTCGCTTCTATCTCTACTGATAAACAAGTGTTTGATAATAAAGGGAACGTATATCACCGTAAAAAAGATGATTTTGCAGGTGATTACATTAATAATCTTACCTTAAATTATACCATAAAACCTAAAGAAATTGGGCTTGTATATGGAAGAATTTTCGTTAAAACTAACGATCAAGACGAAAAAGAGGCGCATTTTAAATCAGATCATTTTAACAATTACGCTCGTTTTATTGCAGATTTAATTTCTGATAAGGTCATCTATTCTAAAGAATTGGACAGCTTTCTTATTGTTAAAAACAAACAATATGAAGTGATTGATGATACTAATTTTAAATTAAGTTATCCGATTGAACCTAAAAACCAAATAGATGATTTTTTGGATATTATGTTGGAGTTATTTCGTGAGCATCTAAAGTTAGATCATAATTATAAAATTTATCCATATAGTATCGCTGGTAATGATTTCGTGTATAACTGTAAGAAGTTAAAACTCACAAAAGAAAAGCCACAAGATAATGAGTTATATGCAATTAAGTATGATGTAAACTATAAAGATTTAGATTTTGAAATACCTAATAATTTTTATGATTTAGTAACTGACAATGATAAAAGTAAAAATAATTTAAAACTGGTACATGCTTATACAATGTATCGAAAAATGAAACTCATTCAAGCTGAAAAATGGTTTCTATTTAAAGATTTCGGTCGTTCAGGTAAAGGCTTGTTTATAACTACATTTAACAAACTGCTAAATGTAAACAAAGTCAACTTTGATAGTTTAGTTTCAGGTGGTTTTGAAGCGTCTAATGAATGGATGAATTTTTATGGTGCAGATATTGCACATGCTAATGAAACAGGCGAAATCACTAAACCTATGATGAGAATACTAAGAAAAATAGCAACTGGTGAAACAATTTCTGGTCGTGGTATTGGTCGGAATGCATTCACATTTAAAAATAAATCCGTTTTGATACTTGATACAAATGAAAGCGTTGATACAGGCGATATTACAGCTAATACAACTAGAACAATAAAAATAGCTTTTAAAGATAGACCGATAAAAGAAACTGACGACGAAAGATACAAGATTTTTGAGCCTTATTGGAATTTTGTACAACCAAATGGAGATGATTCAGAAATAGCAGCAGTATCATTTTTAATCGTAAGTTTAGAATATCTTAAAGAAATTGGTAGAGAATTTAGATTTAAAAATGTGACATTAAAGCATTATTTTAGTGAAGAAGAATTAACTGAAACGCAGATTGTTTTATTGAAAGTATTATCTAAACAAGGTTTTGTCTTATCAGGTGATGAAACATTACGTAAATTAATAGAAGAAGATTATAAAAGTTTACGTTATAAAAACGCTAAACAAGATATGAAAAGAATAGGTGTAAATATAAACCAAGATATTTGGATAGAAGGAAAAAACTACAAAGGTTTTAAAATTGGAAATCGAGAACTTTTTGACATGGCGCATTCTTTAATTAAGTAAGAGTGTGACACACTCTTACTCACCTATATAAACACTTAAAAAACATTGATATATCAATTACACACTCTTATCACTCTCATTTTTCAGAACCATAAGAAGAATAAAATTATATTAACGTTATAGTAAAAAATAAAGGTGTTAAGGGTGTGTGACTATGGACGAAAGCAAGAATTATTTGATATGGCATTATCCTTAATTACTGATTAATAAGGGTTACAGTAACCGTTAGTAACCTATGTTGTAACTTAAAATATGTTGATATAACAGTCGGTAACTCTTGTAACTCATTTTTCTTATAGTTGTATAGATAGTTAAATTTAAGGTGGCTCTTATAGGCAAAATGTAAGATACAAGGGTTACCGGTTACCTAAAAAGGAGTGATGTTCATTGTCAGGTTATCATGTAGCAAAACAATTATTAAAAAAGAATATTGAAGTGATACCACTTAATAAACATAAAACGCCAACAGTATCATTTGCAGATAAAGATGTAACCGATGAATTTATTGAATATCATTCTTACAAATATCATCAGACAAATATGTTAGGCGTTCTTACTCGTAACGTATGGTGTATCGATATAGATATAAACCATGCAGATGGTGAAAATGGTTTCGAAAGTATCAAAGACATACCTTACTATGAGGAAATTGTATCTAATGCACAGGATACATTAGTTCAAACCACAGCAAGTGGTGGAAAACATATCATTTTTTATAAACGTAATGGTATTAATTATGGTCAGAAAATCGGATATTTACCTGGAATAGATATTAAAGCACACAATAACAGTTACTTTGTGCTTGCAGGTAGTCGAACGGATAAAGGAAAGTACAAACATAATGGCATCAAACCAAAGATGTATCAAGGTGAATTTGAAAATAGAATTTTTTCCAAACAAGGTAATTATATACAACAAACGTTAGAGCCATATTCAATCAAAAACATGTTACCTAATCAGAGTTTTGCTCATGTGAGAGGTGGCAAAGGTGGAGAAGGTAAACAAGCATATCAACGTATTGTAAATGGTGAAAGCGAATATAGGAATAATGATTTATATAAAGCAGCAAGTTACGCAAGGCAATGTAACGTAGATATTGAGCCATTACGCATATTAATTGGTGATAATAAAAATGGCGATGTGATAACTGAAAGACAATGGGAGGCGACAGTTAGAAGTGCAAGCCGTTAATGAAGAATACAATTTAGATGAACAAGCTGAACGCATTGGTCTAATAGTAGGTATTTCAGAAGAAATTTATTTTTGTTCAATAAGTAAGGTATCAACTGTTTACGTTGAGTATATAAACAATAGATGGGTGGCATGGCGTGAAAGTTATGTGCCTAATACAAATCAACGGACAAGTTATAAATTAATAACACAAGGCAATTTTGAATTAGTAATGGCAAGAGTGAAGAATTATCTAACATACATTAAAAGGAATAAAGGATGATGAATATGATAAACAAAAGACCTACTCAAACATTCGCACTAAATAAACAAAGACTAAATCATATGGATATCAATCAGTTAAAGGCTAACAACAAACCCATTTGTCACATTTATAAAACACAGGGCAAGTATCACTATTTAGAAATAGACTTTATAACATGTGATTGGTGTTTGTCGAGTTTAGGACAGGCAACACTGCAATCAAGGTTAAATACTGAATCAATTTTCTTGTGGTTAAGAGGGTACAATTTGAAACTCAACTATAACAGTGTAGGGCATATGACAATATATTTACGTGGTGATCATTTAGCGATTTATTATTTACTAGATGAAATTAATAAACTCACTGCAGATGCTAAATATTGGCAGAAATACAGAGATGGTAAACGTATGTTAGAAATTGATAGAAATAGTCACTATGTTATGCCGACACACCATATTAAAGGTAATACACAGAAAATAAGTTAAGGGAGTGTTTCCATGAATCACAGACGTATAGCACATCAAATTCTAGCACGTTTACCTACCCATGTGAACAATGTATCTGTTAGGTATATAGATTCACTGGTAAGGCGATATGCTAGGAAAAAGAAAGACTTTAGTGAAATAAAGCGCATAATAAACCAAAAACGAAAGAAGGCATTTAATTATGGTAAAAACAGTACAAGACAAGACAATCAATATCTTTGATAATCAAATCTATGATAAGGGTGTTAAGGCAAAAGAGGTTAAACAGAAGTACCATCAGATAACAAAGCGTATTAAACAGATTAATGGTAAAATTACACATTACCAAAATAATGATGAATTTGCAGAAGCAACAAAATTAAAGCGTCAACAAGCTGATTTAGAACAAGAGTTATTGAAATTAGATGAACAACTTAAAACATCGGATTACAGTATCACAGATGATGAATTTACATCATTCTACGATGCATATGATAGTGAAATGAAAGACATCGAAAAAACACATGAACAGTATCGAAAAGAGATGAAAAACAAACTTCAAGAAGTTGCAACCATTTATCGAAAAATGATTGAGAATAAAAATGAGGCTGGTCGTCGTATATCTCGTGAACGTTATGTTAAGCAAGAGAAGAACAATCCTGGTAACATTCACAACCGATATAAAGGCCAAATGTTAGCCCACGAAATTAATTTAGGTGATGGTGATAAATACAATGAACAAACAACGCCACGTGGTTATGCATGGAGAGTCGAACAAGCATTAGATGCCGTTTCTCGTGATGAGTTCCAAAAATATCATTATGGCAAGAAACAATGGTAAGGATGTGAATGTATGCTAACAACAATCAAACAATCAGATAATAACGTTAAATATAATAAGCAAAAGAATCGAATTACAGTACAAGCACTTACGACTGATAAACCTGTAGAAATGGGAACGACCCAAACAGTAGATCCTAACTATCAGACATTTAAAACATATGAGTTAGATAACAATGTATTTCAAGCATTAAAAGACAATGACAATCTATGTGTGATGTTAGACAACAATAAGGATAGTAATATCTTAGCATCGATACATCGTGGCAATTTAACAGTGGTAGTTAATAAAGGACTGTATGGACTGTCTATAGAAGTGGATGACAAACCAATTATGCAAGAATTTATAAAGTTAGTGCAGCAGAACAAAGTTAAGAGTGTACAAATCTATACAGATGAAGTTACATCGATGAATAAGCTCATTGAAAAGATTGGTAAAATAAAAGCAATTTCTATTAATACTAGGTAATGCAAACTGGTATTATGACGGCGCTCATGGTATAATATAGATATTAAAGATATACTAAATCTTTAATGTTGAGCGCTCAGTATTAAAGTCTAAATTGGCCATTGGGCATTTACCCCTTATTATTTTTCATTTGTTCTTGATTCTTTTGCACGTTGGTTTAGGCCATCACTATTAATTGGTGGTGGTCTTTTCTTAAAGTATATATGTGAAAGTAATCACAATGATATATGTGGTACGCCTTCAAAGTGTAGCAGATACTTCAACATAGTATATAAAAGCACATGCAGTTATGAGACCCAAGTATTAAAGGCGCAGGCAAACAATGAGCATAGATAATAAAGCGCCATCTGTTATAAAGTGCCCAAGCATTAAAGACACTGTGTATTAAAGCACACTGCTTATTAAGGTGGATAGTTTAGAGGACTGCACAATAAAGTACGCAGTGATTAAGCTACCTACATTAAAGGTCGGGGTATTAAGCACACAGTTTATAAGGTCACTACTTTTAGTATGAGGATTAGATCCAACTAATGAGATAGTTCACACAGAAGTTTCATTGTGATTCTTCTTCAACATTCAAAAAGAAGAAATGAATTATAATTGATATTTGATTTCTAATTAAGAATGATTAATCCAATTAAATAAATTGTTTAAGTTAATTCATTTGTTGAAGTTCAATTGTTGATTGAGTTCAGAAGATAAATGATTTCATTTGTTGAATCAATTCAGTTAAGAAGTTCATCAAGAAAAGAAAGTAAATGTAAAAAGTAATTTCAGATTTGAATTACAAAAAAGTTTTAAAGAATTATTTTCGAAATAATATTTCTGATTTAAAAATAAAAATTAAATTCAAAAATCAAAATGAGATTTAAAAATATAAATAATAATTGTTGTTCGTAAAGTGATAAGCAAGAACAATGTTAGAAGCAATTAGGAGATGCAAAACGTTATAACTAAGCATGAATACTTTGCATTATACAATGCCATTTGTAGCCATTTAGAGAGCTATACAGAGCATACATTTATTATTTAGATGTTTGGTACTCAACAATCTTAAATGTAGCTTAAATGAGCTTAGAATACGTTGTATGAAAAGAGTGAAAAAGTAACTAAGTTTAGATTGAAAGTAAATTAATTTTACCCAGTAGATAATTAAAGTAGTGGTGGAAATTTTAACGGATAGATTAATTTTATCGGTAGTGTAAAAAATTTCAGATTGAGATTCAAAAAATAAATTTCAAAAATATTTTTGGCAGGGCTTCGATAACCCCCATACTTTATTTATTTAACGATTAAACGAGCCGCACTTATCTTCGACTGAAATTCTAAATGAAATCTTAAATATTCGTAAAGACTTTTCACTTTACGTTAAATGACTTAGAAAGGAGAAACGAAAATGCCACCAAGAAAATTATTATCTCAACAAAAAGGTAATTTAACAGTCGAACAACAAGAAAATAAGAAAGCAACGGAAGAAGCAATGAAACAGCTTACTCCTTTAAACGCAGAACCTCCAGAGTGGTTAGATGATAGAGCAAAACAAGAATGGTTTAGAATATATCCATTACTAAAAGAGTTACCAATTGCCAGTTTAGATTTAGCATTGGTATCCGCATATTGCCAAGCCTATTCGGATTATATTCAAGCCACTGAACGTATGAAACAAGAAGGAGCAGTAATTGTTACTGAAAGAGGCACTAAATTAAACCAAAACCATGCTATTAAACGCGATGCACTGGCACAATTGAATAGTATTTCATCTAAGTTAGGTTTAACAGTAGAATCTAGACTAAAGATATTAGATCCTAAGAATGAAACGCCTAAGAAACAATCTGTATATGACCAATTTGGGATTTCAGATAACGACTAAGCAAAAGTACAAAGCTAATCAGAAAATAAAATAGATAAAGTTTAAAGGAGTGCAGAACTGTTGCTGAAGAAAAGTAAAAATACTTTCAGTGATGAAAGAGAAGAAAGAATTTCAGAATATGAGTTGTTGGTTAAATACAATCCTCAATTTATAAACAGAAAATGCCAAGCACTCGAAGAACAAATAAATGCCATGTATCATCTGAACATCTCACATATGACCTGTGATGAAGCAATGGGGGTAGTTTTCACCAGTTATCCATTAGATAAGTTAGTTATATGGATTGTTGAAAAAAAAGAAAAGTTAGAACGTTATAAAAATCAATCATTGGAACGCATGAATTTACTTAAAAGTATTGTCAACACTTATCCATATCATGAGCAACAAGAGATAATGCACTACATGCGTACAAATGGCGTTTATAAGCCTTATAGGAGCATTGAGAAGTTATGTGAAGATTTATATAAAGCCACGTATAAAGCTCGTCTAATCCGTCAGAGAGACCATTTGAAAGAACAAAGAAAGTATTTTGATGAAGAAGTAGAAAAAGTAAGAACTACATTACAAACGCAAAGAGAGGAGTTAGTTATATGAGAGGTTTAAAGAGTTTCGATTACAAAATACTGAGTGGATACATGGAAAACTATCAAACATTAGTTGATGAGTACAAAACAAAAGCTAGTCAAATGACTGAACAGAGATATAATAGAGTTAACAGTATCATAAAAGGGATTACCCAAGTATATAACAATGCGACACTACAAGAGCAGCAATTAATTAATATGTTATGGTGGAATAAACAACCTTATGACATTATCGCAGATGTTTTAGGGATAACAGAGTACACAATTAAGCATGCTAGAGAAGTATTATTACGCCGTGTTGCTAAAAGAAGTATATATCTATGATATATGACAAGAAAAGCGTTAGAGCCTTTATAATGAACTATGAACCACCGAAAGAAGAACTGCCATTGCACGAAGAGAATATAAATAATTTCTTTTCACTAGATAAACCTACAACATCGATAGAAACGAGCGATAATTTTGAAGAACATATATTTTTTAATGAATTATCGTCAGTAATTGAAAACATTGGTACAGATAAAGAGTTCGTTGTTTTCGATTTACTCGCTCATGGTTGGTCTTATGAGAAGATAGGCGAAATGCTCATGGTAACAGGCGGACGTGTTCGACAGATATTTAGCCGATTACTAGATAAGCTACCCTAAGAGGTGGCTTTTTTCTATGTATTTAAATAAAATTAGTTAGTAACCATTTACGTGCTAGGGATTTAAATGATTTCAGTTTTTACTGTTTCTTTAATATTCATAATTTTAGTTCTAGTCTTTAAGTCTCTAAAAAAAGTAAAAGGAAAGGGAAATAGTTGAGTAATATTCTTTTTATATTTAGAGGTTTTTATAAGATGATGAATGTATCTAATAAAAGTTACTACTCAAAAGCGAGTATCCTTTAAAATGACTGTACCCGTTGGGTGCAGTTTTTTTATTTATAACCTGTCAAAACTTTGCATCTCATTCAATAACAAACGGACTTAAAAGTACGCTTGTACCCAGTGCCTTAAAATAGGGAAGTGGTTTAATATGACAAAAAGGATACCCCTAATTTGGGGTATCCTTTTGTATATAACCGAACCAAATGTGGCTTCGTTAAATGTGTCCGTAAGTGGACATATTAGCTACTTAGCTTAATACCCTCAAATGTGAGGATATTAGTTTATACACAGCCCAAATGTGGGTTCAGTAATAGAACTGAACAGCTATACACATTCAATATGCTCAAATGTGAGAGTATTAATTAATAATACAAATGCTGACGCACTAAGTCAGTGCATTAGAAAACGACAATATCCGTTTTCTAATTTCTGAAAAGCTGAATATGGCTTGTTTAATTTATATATTTGCGTAGTTAGAAATACAATTTCGAAGTGTTTTAGCGCATGAGCTGATGTAACAATTTGTGACGTTAGCTACACGAGTATTCGATAAAGAGAGTAGGGTAACACGACGCCCAAAGTAACTTGATCTAGGATATGAACAAAATATTCACCCATGTATTGTAACTTGTAAATGTTAGATAAGTGAATGTAGCAACACCAGTGTTTATTGATAATATCGGTGAAGATGATGAAAGAAAAGAGATTTAAAAGGGTTGTAAGAGCAATACCCGAATACAGAGTTTCATATTGATGATATAAGGAGATTTGGGAAGTAAAGAAGATTAATTTTTTAAATTATAATATATTGTTGTAATTTTGATTGTTTCTAAGAAAATATAGAGTTATACTTAACAGAACTATATTTGATTAGGAGTAAAATATGTCTTATGATGATGAGTTGAATTTTCTTAAAAAAATAATTTCTGTAATCTATGAAAGAATGACTAATTACGCTGATACCTTTGTTGAACTAAGAAATAATAAAATTAATTTTAAAAAGAAATGTGTTTGTGATTTTTTGGATGATAAAAATACGTATATTGATAGTGAGTTGTTAGATAATGTAGTGGTTTTTAAAGAAATAGTAAAGAAAGAAAATAGAATCTTATTGATTGATGAAGAGTTAGAATTAGAAATAGATAAACGTATTAAAAATGAAAGGTCTATTTATAACAAACTTTTAAAATATCAAGCAAAAAATGGTAAAGGAAAGTATCCTATTATTAAATGTTTAAATGATTTGTTAGGGTATAGATTCACTTTACAAAGCGATATTGATTTAAATAATGTATATAATATATTAAATGAGTATGTTTATGAGAATTTTAATGGTAAAATAAAGATAGTAGACGCTAGTAAAAATGACTATAAAGCAATTCACTTATATTTTAAGATTGATAATTTTTGTTTTCCGTGTGAACTTCAAATATGGCTAAACAAAGATCATAAGAATAATAAAAAATCGCATAAAATATATAAGCAAGATTATTTAAATTGGGAAGAATATGAAAGTGAATTAGAAAAAAAGTAG